AGGATTTTGGGCCAGTTCTTCAGGTCGGCCCCAGGGGATACAGGGGCCACCACCGTAGAAACCACGCCGAAATGCCCACCCCCGGCAGTGATGGTCTGAACCGGCTCAGATACAGGGCCGCCCAAGTTCGTGCCCTTCAGCTTGACCATGTGAGCCATCTGGACGGCATTATGGTCGATGGAGGTCACCGTGGGGAGTGGTTGGGACATTTCTGCCCCTACCACGCCCCCGTAGAACTTGGATAGGCTGGCGGCCACCACCCCCTCGCGGTCCTTTGCCGTGATGGTGTGCAGGGGCTCCCCGGCACCCTGGCCGGTGGCCGTGCCGTAGTATTTCTCCAGGCAGACAGCAGACAGGCCGTAGCGGTTGGAGGCGTCCACGGTCAGGAGAGGGGTGTCAAGCCCCTGGCCCCTCACTCGCTCCCCCTGCTCCGTGTGGTACTGCACCAGGCTTGCGGATAGGAACATCTGGCCCCCGCCGCCCCCGGTCCGGGCGGTGTCCACGGGCTCAGGGACAGGGTGCCCGGTGGAGTTCGTGGTGTTGGTCACTGTCCAGGGGGCCAGCAAGGGGGAGGCTACGCACTCCTCAGCCTTGGACACTTGCGTATGCGTCGGGCTCTCCACGCTTCTGCATCTGTTCCCACCGCCGGTCTGCCCTATCGACAGCATAACCGGCATAGCCACCCCATACCCGTGCTTGGCGGTCACGGTCTGAAGGGGCTCCCCGGGGTCCTGCCCCCGGAACTCCCCCGAGTGATTGACCACCACCAGGAAGGGGGAAGCGGTCTTGATGACGAACTTATCCACCCCGCGGGCTACGCGGGCCATCGTATTGGGCCGTAGGGGACGCTGTGCGGCCAGGTTATACTTCTCCCGGATACTTTCCTTGGTATCGAAGATGGAGGGCGTGGGGAGGCTCCAGTCGATGATTTCGGCGGCGCTCCTCCAGGGCTTCCTCAGCCCAGCCTTTACCTCCGGGCTGTCCGCCGGGGCGTGGGTGGGGGTAGGCCACACAATGGGCCGCCCGTCACACCTGGCAATCAGGAAGAACCGCTTGCGGGTGGTGGGGGCTCCATAGTCGGCGGCCACCAGCTCCCGCCACTCCACGTCGTAGCCCAGGTTGCGGAGTTGGTCCAGCCATTTCCTGAAGGTCTGGCCGGTGAGCTTCTTCACGGGCTTGCCCTTACGGACAGGCCCCCAGGTCTGGAACTCCTCCACATTCTCCAGGATGATGACCCTGGGGCGGACGGTTCCGGCCCACCGCAGCACAATCCAGGCAAGCCCCCGTATGTTCTTGTCCACGGGCTTCCCGCCCTTGGCTTTGCTGAAGTGCTTACAGTCAGGGGAAAACCAGGCCAGCCCCACCGGGCGCCCCCGGCAGACCTCCACAGGGTCCACGTCCCAAACACTGGCCTGGTAGTGGGTGGTGTGGGGGTGGTTGGTGCGGTGCATCAGGATTGCGTCCGGGTCGTGGTTGATGGCAATGTCAACCACCCGGCCCGTCGCCAGCTCCATGCCAGTGGAGGCCCCACCACCGCCCGCGAAGTTGTCAACGATAATTTCATCGAGGAGGTTGATTTGGCCGGTGCTCATGGCTGGGCCTCCTCTCCATCAGGAGGGCGGCGGTATAGGGCCCATCTTGCTCCATAGTCTACGGTGCTGTAAAACTCGTTGGTATTATCCAGGTCTGTCAGGAAAAGCCCAGTTTTACCAACTTCCCCGATGAGCACATAGTATCCTGTTTTTCGGTAAAGGTCTTGATACCATGCAGGCGTCTCATACGCTCTTTCTATTTCCTCCAGCGTCAACATCTCATTCGTAGTATGTAGGTTGGGAGCTTCTCTTACCATTGTGGCGGCTTGGTTCCAAACCTGGGAGGGGAACACTTTTTTCTGCTTTACATAAGGGTCTGCCAAGCTCCAAAACTTGCAGAAAAGAGCGTCCCCATCAATCGGTTTCACAGGCGGACACCTCCTCCCATTCTTCTCAGATAGGGATTAAAGCGGGGGTCCCGGAAAATGTCCAGGGGCTTTCCATCCTCCAGAAATTCAAAATGGATAGAGTTGAATGGCAAGGTGTACCCCTCCAGGTAAACCGACGTACTGCTTTGCCCCATTACGAAGTGAGATACCTCATACTCCCTCTTTACTTCAAGGCCGCAGCTTTGGACCCTCTCCTGGTCGAACTCGGTCCCGCACTTGGGATACAGAAACACAGCCTTGACGCTCATTTGCGCCCACCTCCTTCCCATTTGCACCCCAGCCGGAGGGCGAGCATACGGTCCCGCACCAGCTTGTCAATGACCCGCCCAGTGCTCCCGCAGCCCTCCATGTCGGCCAGCTTCTCCAGGTTCCCCATGGTCTGAGCGGTGATGAGCACGCTCAGGCGGCGGAGGTTCTTTTTCTTACTCACGGGCCGCGCCCCCTTTCCAGTATTCGACGAAGTAGGCGTACTTGGTAGACTTAGGGTTCGGCTTCTCCCTCACCTGCCGGACGGCATACCCATTTCGGGCCAGAATGACCACCAGGGCGTCCCGGTCCTCTGCCTTCTCGCACTCTATCCGCGCGGCGGTAATCATCCCTCCGGCCATACCATGCCCTCCGGGTGCTCCCGGATAAGCTCCGGGCCCCACACGTCTTTGAGGCTGTCCTTCATAAAGACCTTGGCGCCAGTCAGGGCGGCAGCCTCCACGATTTTCTCCACCCATTCCCGGCGGGGCTGGTGATCTCTACTGCCCGGCCCAGTCATGGCCCCGACGATAATCCAGCGGACACCGCCGAAGCTCCCCAGGCCGGGGTCGATGTCCTCCAGCAGAGGCTCAATGCTCAGGAAGGTGTTGAAGTGGACACTCTCAGCAAAGGCCGGGGCTCCTTTCCCGGTCACCGTCGTTCCGTACCAGAAGTTCGGCTCCGCCGGGAGCTTCCCGGCGTTGGCGAGGTCGCAGTAGCGCCGGGGGTTCTTTGTGAGGAACAGATAGGTATGCTGGGGCGCCCGCTTGCAGGCCTCGAAAATCTCCTCTATCCAGGCCTCCGGGACCCACTCCCCGAATAGGTCCCCCATGCTGGACACAAACACCCGAGAGGGGATAAACCGCTTTTCGGGATAGCTCAGGGTGTAGGTGTGGTAAGTAGGGGCAAAGCCCTTGGGGTAAGGGGTGCTTCGCACATAGGCCTCGGCCTCATCCACCAGCCGGGAGGGGGTATCGGCCACAAAGAGGCCAGACCCCTTGGGCAGGAACTCCAGAGGCTCAGGCTCCGGCCTCTCGCATACATGGGGCGCGAAGCGGGCAATGAAGCGCCTGGCATAGCAGTATTCGCACCCATGGCGGCACCCGGTAACGGGGTTCCAGGTATGCGTCGCCCACTCGATTTTCGTTTTGTGAAGGTTCATGGTTATTTCTCCTCCGTCTCATTCAGCCCGCCGGTATCAAACAGGCTGTATTGGTTCTCGGCCATCTTCCGCTCGGCCTCCTCCCGGCGCATCTTCTGGAGGCAGCAGGGCCCGTATCCGTCCCGGAGGCCCTGCTTGCTGGTCAGGAGGCCGCCGCACCGCTTACACCGGCGGGCGGGGATGGTGAAAACTTCATTCCTCGGCTCGTCCATCTTCGTCCAGGAACTCCCGAAGGTGCTTCAGCTTCAAGCACTCGTCCACACTGTTGTCACCGAAGATGACCTCCATTTGGTTGAGCATGATGGACACGTCGGCCCGTTCCTCATTGATGCACTCCAGAATGTCGCCCAGGTCCCCATGGCCGAAGTCCTTATAGCGGATATACTTCAGCAGGGCCTTGGTGAGCTCGGCCATCTCCTCAACGGTCTGGAGGATTTGGGCCTTCTCTCCAAAATGCTCCACGGCCTCCTCATAAAGGGCCATCTCCCGCTGCTCCGGGGTCATCTCCACAAGTTCAAATTCCATCGTCATTTCCTCCCGTTCTTGGTCTGGTTGGTTTTAGCTCTCGGCAGGACCTGGCCGCAACGGTCCGGCCCATTCAGGCAGGGGTTTTTGCAGGCCCCGCTTGACTTAAAGCCGCAATCAGCGCAGCAGACATTCCCACGCCGGCGGTCACAGTTGAATATGGTGCAGCCTCTCGGAAATAATCTCCCCATACCTTGTCCCCTACTTCTGAAGGCTCCTCACACAATCCCTGGCGGTGTCCAGGGCGTCCAGGGCCTCCTCGATTGCTTCATCGGAGCGGCGGGCCTCAGCCTGAATTTTCCCCAGAAGGTACTCGGTCAGGCTTCCGGGCTCCACCTCCAGGGAGTAGGCGGGGCGCTCCGGGTGCTCGGCGTTGTACTCCTCGATTTTCTTCTTCAGCTCCTCCGGCCCCCAGGCTGCAGGGGCAAGGTGGTGGTGGACGATAGCCCCGTCCTTGCGGTAATAAATCAACAGCGGCACGGTCATTCCTCCTCGGTCCGCTCGAAACGGATTTTCATTTGTGCCGGGTACAGGTCCACCTCTGGGCGCCGTCTCCCGGTCCATCTCAGGCCCCCGGCCTTCCCGACGCACTTCCACCCGGCGGCCTTCAGGCTTGCCCCTGTTTCACTCTCCAGAATGTATGTCACCACACGCCTGTACCCCATAGCCCTGGCAGCTCTCCAGGCGGCCGCATAGAGCATTGAGCAGGCATTGTGTGTGCCATCAGTACAAAGGCGGGTGACTTCCAGGGTCCAGCCGTCGTCCAGAAAGCGTCCCACCGGGCGGCCTACGATGGCAACTCCCACGACCTTCTCCCCGTCGGATACCCCTATGGAAAATTTGTGCCCCACCACAGGCTTGTGGTGACGGTGGTGCTGCTCCACAAAGGCATTGGCCTCCCGGAGGGTCATCGGAATAAGTTCGAGCATACTACCCCTCCAGATACGGGTCCGGGAGGCTCCAGTCCCAGGTGCGCCCCCAGTCCTTCTCCCACTCCGTTCTGAAGTGGTTCCGCTCTCCGTCCCCCTCGAAGTACAGGTATCCGGCCGGCAGGGTCCGGCCCACATCAGAGGCCCCGGCCTTCTCAGCTGCCCACCGGCGGCACACATCTTCGGCCAGCTCCACGAACTCAGCTTCCACGGGGCTGGCAGGGTCCCAGGCAAATTGGCTGGGGTATGTAACCACCTGGGAGATGGTGTCTCCCCAGGTCCCGGCGTCCACTCGGTTGAGGATACACCACACCACGGCGGCCTGCTCCGCCCGGCTCTCCACGCCCCTGGCCTCGGCCCACACGGTCTGAGCTATCAGCTCCAGCTCGGCCTCGGTCCAGAGTATCGGCGCCTCGGCTTCTACTTCCGCTGCCTGGGCCATTTCCCGCCCGCTGGAGGGCTCTGCCTGAACGAGGGTAATTTCCCACCCAGGAGACGGAAGCACGGCTTGTGCGCTCTGCTGGGCCCCTTTCTGGACGCCCTGGTAGTTCTCCCCCTCAGCAGGGAAAGAAAATGACAGCAGGGCCAGGGAGGAGAGGGCCACCACCAGCACCACGCCCAGCATGGGGCGGCGGCGCTTTGCCAGCCTTCGTCCTCCTCTCGGTCTGATCTGATTTCTCATCGGTATTGAGAACTCCTTTTCTCGTCGTATTCATGCGCTTGCTCCACGGTCTTGATGCCCCTGGCCCCCAGGTTCCTATATACTCCGGCGATATAGTTCCAGTTGACGGCCCCAGCCCTTGACGCCGCCTCGAACGCATAGGCCAGCAGAGCCTTCCGCTCCTCTGGGAAGCTCATGGTCCACTCGCCGTCCTCGTCCTGCCTCTGGTCCTTGATGTAGAAAAACACCCGCTGGCGGTCCCGGTCATCAGGGGACCGCCCAGGCCAGTACGCGGCGAACAGGTCACGGGTGATTTTCGCAAGCTCCCTCCCGGCGGCTTCAGTCCATCCGAAGTAACGCTCCGGGGCCTCCACGTCCTCCATGTACTCGGCGCCCTCCTCATAGGGAAGCCCTGCGGCGTCCCCTTGGCTCTCCTGGAGCTCCACCAGAGAGGGAGGTATGAGCCTGTATGTGCTCGGCTGCCCCTTCACCCCCTGGGAGAACTCCAGGAGGCCAGCGTCGGCAAGGGAGGTTCTGGCCTTTATAAAGGCGTGTATAGTGACGCCTATCAAGCTCATGGCAGTTTTATTGTCCAGGGAAATTGCTTCAGGCCAGCGTTGCCGGTTCGCCTCGCGCATCAGTTTGTACCATAGGAGCTGGGCAGTTCCAGGGAGGGGGTGCCGGTCCATCAGCCGCTCGAAAGCATTGATTTCGGTCAGATAGCGCACCCGGCAGCCCCTCCCTCCGTATCACTGCTTTGGCATCAGCTCAGGAGGTCACACCGTCATGCGCTGCTGGCCGTCCTCTGCGCCTTTATCTTCAGGGGGGCTTGGTCTCCCCATCCTTGGTGGGCTCCTCCGGCCCCCTCACGATTTCCCCGGTGGCCGGGTCCACGTCGTAGTCGGCCTCCACATACACATTGGGGACCTCGTACATATCGGCGCTGAGGTCATTCTTGATGACCTCGTCCTGGGTCACCGCCCGCATGAACTCAGACTTCAGGGGGGCATACTTCAGCACCCGTTTGAGCACGGTCTTTTTTGCCATCTCCTCGAAGTTGGTCTGCCAGGGACCGTTTTGGAAAGACTTGCTATATCTCTGGGCATGGGCCCGGACATCAGCAATGGACATGACCTCGTATCCGTAGCCCCCATCCTTGGTGCGGAACATGGCATAGACATACTTCGGGTTGCCTCGGTTCTCCATGGCCGGCCGGTGTACCAGCTTCGGCTCCAGGCCGAAGGAATACTCGAACTCGTCGTTCTCATAGACCACCTGGGCCATGACGGTGGAGACTTCCCCGGAACGATACGCCAGGTCGAGGAGGCCTTTATACCCAAGCTGGAACTGGCATTCGAGGGCGCGGGCCTTACTGTTCCAGAAGGGAATGAGGTAGGCCTGACCCAGGGGGGTGTTGGGCTCCACGCCGAGCTGGGCGGCGGTCATCATAGCCCCCAGGAAGGATTGCGGGGTGGTCTCTGCCAGCTTCGGGTTGGTAGAGAGGGCAGACAGCACAATGCGGCTGAACCGCTCCGGGGTCATCACGGCGGGCAGAGCCTTCTTGATTTCCCCCTGCATCTGCTTGATGTACTGCTGCATGGTCGGGCCTTCAGAGGTCCGGGCGGCGGCGGTTTCCTGGGCGCGCCGCTGGATGGTATTATTAGCTGCCATGGTCAAATAGCCTCCTTGTTAACAGTGATCCGAAGCACCCTGGATTCGCTGGTCTTATAGAACGGGGACAGGTCAATATTTGGGTGCGCTTTCTCAAAGGCCGCGGTCTGGAAGGTCCGGCGGGTCTGGGGCCTCCAGGTAATCCCGTAGCCTTTACAGGCCCCCCGCTCGGCCTCCTTCAGGTCCAGCTTGATGGTGTTCTCGATTTCTTCCTTCCAGCCCTTCAGGGCCTCCATCTGCTCCTTGATGCCGCTCCACTCCTGAAGCAGCCCCTCCCGGCCAAAGAGCTGGACAATATCAGCGTCCGAGCTCTCCCGGTAAATGGTCTGGAGGGTTTCAGAGGTGGGCTCGGTCCCATCAACGGATGGCGGGGTGTCCTTCTCCACCAGCTCCCAGAACTCCCCTTCGGCCTTCATCAGGGCGTCGATTTCGGCCTGGTCCCGCTCCAGCACGAAGTTGAACAGGCCCCGGCCAAACACCAGAACGGACAGATACCAGCGGTCGTAGCCGGTGACGGCCAGGTAGTGGACGCATTGGACGTAATACTTCACCGGGAACTCCACCCCCTGGAACTGCTTCACGTCCAGGGTGGAGGTGGTCTTACACTCCAGGCCAGCCCGTTCCCCAATAACTTCCCGGTCAATATCAGCATGGGCGAAGGGATAGAGCTCGTTGTAGAGCATGGCGTTGAGCCGCCGCACCTTCTTCCCGGTGGCCTCCATCCACCGTCGGGCAACGTAGCCCTCCAGGTCCCGGCCCAGCCTCATGGCCTCGGTGTCCGGCTTATCTGGCAGCCTCCCGGTCTTATCAGCCCACACGCTCACGGGGCTGGACCACTTGGACAGGCCGATGATGCCGGCGGCGTCAGACCCGCCAATGGTGTGCCTCCGCTGCTCCAGCCAGTCCTCCCGGCTCATACCAGCAGTGGACACTTTCTTGATACCTCGCATTGGTCACTCCTCCTCGTAGTAGTCGTACACGTCCTTGGCCGTCAGGCAAACGTCACAGCCCACGGGCTCCCGGACAAAGTTCAGATAAACCGTCTCGCACTCCTCGCCGCAGATAGGGCAGGTGTAGGCCTTCGGCTCCATCCCCGGCGGGTAGCCCGTCCGCTCACAGGCCACGATAACGGGGTGGTCCGGCACGTCCCATCTGCTCATTTCTTGTAGAGGGACGGGTCGAAGGTGATTTTTGTCTGGTCGGCGCTATTGAGGTTCCAGAGGGGGGAGGTCTTATCCAGAACAGCCTTTTTGAGCAGGTCATCGAAGATAGCGCCCTCCAGGGGCCCACACTCCCTGATGCCGGTGCAGATGGTCCCGATGGCCAAAAACGCCTCGGTGACCAGCTCCTTGAAATTGCCATTGACGGCCACCATTACGTTGTGTCCCTCTCCCTTGGGGGTTACTTTGACTTCAATCATGGTTATTTCTCCTCCTTCTCAGGTTTCCGCCAGACGGGAGAGTCCTTCCGCTGGACGCCAGCCTTCACCATCTCGCGGAAGAAAAACAGCTCACTCGGGCTGCAGGTCTGACGCAGGGTATCGTAAATGCACTGGATGGCATTGAGGGTCTGGTTGCAGATGTCATTGAGGTTCCCTTCCGCCTCGCAAGAGCACTCCAGCTCGTCCTCTTTCTCCTGAACGGTCACTTTCAGCATGGGTTATTTCTCCTTTCAGCAGCCGCTTGACAGCGGCAGGTCGGTGTGGTACAGTAAATGTGGTTATTTCTTCATGGAGCCGCTTCACCCGTTCCCGGCGGGTGTGGCGGCTTCAGCCATTCCCGCCCGCATACCGAGCAGCAACATATCGTTTATGGTCTGGTCCAGCTCCCGGAGGAAGGCCAGGGCGTTCTCGAAGTCCGCCTTCTCCCCGGCGTCGATTTGCCCATCAAAGGCAATGTCCTCCAGCCGGTCGGCAATCTGCTGGGCCTCATCCAGCATACGGCTGACCCTCAGCGTGGCGAACGGGAGGGGGCGGTCGGTGACGGCCTTCCCGGTCCTCTTTCCGATGGGGCAGTCCGCGCAGTAGTGGACCAGGATTGACGGGTCCCGGTACTTCTCGGAGTAGAGGATGGCGTCCTCCGGCTCCATATCTACGTCGCCCCGCTCATGCCGGCCTATGGTCTCCGGGGAAAAGGGTACGGCCATAGACGCAGCCACCCGGTTTGCATATCCAGCCCTTGAACGTGCCTCCCGCAGATACGCGGGGGGCTTTTTTGCTTCTGTCACAGGCATAGTGCAGAGCCTCCTTTCTGGTATCATGGGAATGGTTGCAGGGGGTCAGCCCTCGACGGGCGGCGCCACTTCACGGGCGGCATACATTCCAGCGGAATTGAGCTGCCTCTGCCACGCCTTCTGGGACGGCGCCCACCTGAAGCCGTTTGCCTTCAGCTTCGCCCTGGTATCCGCATCAGGCTTCTCGTCATAGATGAGCTGGACCCGGTTCTCCTCGGTGTTCACCACCACCTGGCCCCCATCAAAGGTCCACCCTTCAGGCGGGGCCTCCTTCAGCTTCTCCAGGGAGGCAATGCGCTCCCGGATACGCTTGATGTTCGCCAAGTTGTTGGACAGCTCATAGGCCGGATAGCCGACCCTCCCGCAGAAGTCAGGGGCCCGCAGCTCGGTAATCTCGTCAGGGGCGTAGCCCAACTCCTTCAGCTTGGCATCCCCCTTGCCCCGGTCCTTCATTCGGATGGCGGCGTTGGCCGCTTTCATCAGTTCCTGGTGCTTCTCCAGCTTCTCCAGTTTGAGCTTTAGCTTCTCAATGGCCTGTGGCTCATCAGAGGATATGCCACCGGTACCCACAGAGCAGATTCGAGAAATAAGGCCCATGATTTCCTGGTACTCCTTCATGTTCCGCTCGGATGCCTCATTCTGGCGCTGCTTCTTCCTGACAGGGAAGTTAGACCCTCCAGAGATAAGGACCGAGGGGCACATGGTCCCGATACGGCTCTCTGCATTCAGGTTCTCAGCCAGCCGCCGGGAGAAACTGGTGAGGAGACGGTCCACCTTCTCGTGGTACATGGGGTCGATGCGCTTCTTCTGGCGGTCAGCAATCATAGAGGCCTCGTCCACACGGACCCTGTACTGCCACGTCTTGGACCCCTTCTGGTAGTCCCTGAAAGACATCATCTCGTGGGCCCTTCTGGCAGCCTCCTCGTCAATGGGGTAGTAGCTGGGGGACGGTCCGGGGACCAGGGCGAAGTTGGTTACATCGAAGGCAGGCAGCTCCTTCTCGTATTCCACGAAGCCATAGAAGCGGCCGCAGATACCCTCGAAGGCAATCCCGTTCTCCCCATAGTGGCCCACGGTATCAGGGATGGGGCGGGGAGGATATTCCATGATGCCATCCTTATTTAGTTTGGTAACATAGTATCGGTACACCTCACAGCACCCCCCTGATCTGAGCCTTCTTCGGCTCGGTAGACTTCCCAGCGAAGCAGTTGCCGCAGTAATGCCAGGTGTCGCCCTGCTTCTGGAAGGTGGCGAAGGTGGCCTTCCAGTGTCCCGTCTCCGGGTCATACTCATGGCTGTACGGCTCCCCGCACTGGATGAAGCCCCTCTCCTGGCGCACCGGCGGCATACAGTTCAGGAACTCGTCCACGATGCGCTCCTCCACAGCGTCACCAGGGGAGGCGGCCTTCTCGAAGCTCCCGGCAGCTTCCCAGTCGGCGTAGGTGACCAGCTTCGGCTCCCGGCAGTTGCAGGTCTCCCCGGGGTCCAGGTGAGCCCCACACACGGGGCACTCCTTGAAAATTGACATGGTTATTTCTCCTTTCGGTTCTCTCAGGCCGTCCGCGCCCGCTTGCGGGCCGACTTCGGCTCCGGCTCATAGTTCATGCGGCTATCAAAATACCGCCGGTTTACACGCCCAGGGACGGTGAAATAGCCTTGCTCCTCCAGCTCAGAATTGAACTGCTTGATGATGGAATAGGCCTTCGACCTGGACAGGCCGAGCATCTTCATTACGTCCTCGACGAAGTAGAAGGTTTCCTTGGCGGTCCTCATACGGCAGCCTCCTTTCCGCCGCGGTGCTTTTCCATGTAGCCCTTGACCACCGGCACCAGGTCATGGCCGGGGGTTTTGCCGACCATGGCCGCAACAAGGGTGTTCTCCTTGACGCCGGAGGCCTGGGCCAGCTCCCGGACGGTCATTCCCGTCTCGGCCATAAAGATTTTGCACTCCACACCGAACTCAGTTCTCGGCTTCTTCACGCCGTCTCGCCTCCTTCTCTTGTTTTTTGGTCTTGTTTTTGGTATAGTTGGAATGTCCACCGCAATGGTGGGGAAGAAAAGCCACGTCCTGGCCGGTATGGTCGCCGGTGGCCGGCGCAAGCCTTCCCCGGAGTATTCCACCCTCGTCCGTGATGAAGGTGACCTCTCCGCCGCTCAGGTCCACGAATACCGGCTCGGCATCGACCTTCACATAGCCTCCGCGCTCCTGGCTCCATATCCAGTCGATTTGGCCCCCACAGAACTTGCACCGGCTCACTCTGAGCCCTCCTCGTCATCCATCATGGGGAGGCTGTCCAGAAACCGCTCCAGGGGTTTGATGTGGGGGAATATGTAATCGGCCACCAGGCCGCCAACGCCCAGGGTGAGGAGGATGCCGGCCGCATAGAGCAGAAACACCACGGCGGCGTCCAGAGCTTCAGCGGTCACCATTCGTCCGCCGCCTCTCTCCGGGGGGAGGCCCCCCGGCGGACCCCCAGCAGCCCCACAGGGGCGGCCAGGGTCAGCAAGGGGACGGATACCTGAACGGCTCCCCCAAACAGGGGCGCCAGCCGGTTACCGGCCAGCTCCAGGGCCTCCTCAGAGGTCCGGGCCTCCACGGTCTGGACAACCGCCTCCGGGCGGTCCAGACGGTACAGCTCAAACAGTCCCATGGTTTTCTCCTTCCTCAGCGGGCAGGCTGGCCCGGATTTCATCATCGAACACTACGCTGTCCCCTCCGGGGAAGCGGTAGATGGCGGCCACCTCGCCGCCGGTCAGCGGCTGGAGGTCTACCAGGTAGGCGTCGTGCCCCCGGCTGTGTATCTTCAGGGGCCAGCCGTACCGGGCGCTCAGTTCCTCCCGGTAGCTCATCAGTCCTCGTCCTCCCCGTAGTAGTCCTCCATACTGCTCTCGTTGTCATCGAACAAGTGGCCGGGAGCGTAGCAGTTACCCCCGTAGCCGCTCTCGCAGATGTAGGCCTCCCCGCCCCGGACCTTCAGATGGGACACAGGGGCCGCCAGGGGGTAGTGGGGCTGGTAGGCAATGTTGACCTCCATATCGGGGTCATGGTCGCAAAGCTCCTCCAGGAGCTCCAGCAGCTCGCAGGCTCTCATTGGTCCTCGTCCTCCTCTCCCAGCTCCTCGGTGATGCCCAGCTCCGTGCCGGTCTGGATACGGTACAGGGTTTCGATGGCCTTCAGGCGCTCCATGTGGTAGAGCTGCTGGTCCTTGTTCATGCGGATAGTGTCCATGGCAATCTTTTGCCGCTCAGGGGTATTCGCCATTCCTTCCACCCGCTCAACCTCCTTGCGGAGGTTGAGCACGGTGCCCCGGATATACTCCCCGGCGATAGCCAGGATTTCGGTATAGGTGATGACGGGCTCGGCCTTCTTCTTCGCCATGATTAAAACTCCTTTCCCTCGATAAAGCGGATGACGTTCTCATAGTGGGCGGCAATTCTCTTTTCCCGCTGGACCGCTTCGCTGTCCTCTCCGAAGTTCCAGATATTCCGCTGGATGCTCTCGGTGATCTGCTCCAGCTTCTCCCGGAAGTGACCCAGGACCCCAGACATATCCGGGAGGTCCACGACCTCAATCTCGGAGTGCTCCCGGTTCCAGGCATCAGCCTGGGCGTTCTTGGCCCGGTCATTGGTGAAAACAGCGATAGGCCAGAAGCAGATGTTCCTCGCGGAGCTGCTGAGGCGGCCGTTCCTGCACACCTTCTTCAGGCAGTGGTCGCTTCCGCTCCAGGAGGGGTCGCCGGGGGAGTTTTCTACGAAGTACAGGCCGTTGTCGTTCTTGAAGAAGGCCCCGGTGACCTTCACGACCTGGCCGGTGCAGATTTCTACGCCGTTCTTATCGAGCATGGTTATTTCTCCTTTCATTGGGCCGGGGCTCTCAGGCCCCGGCGGTCATGTAGTCATACAGCTTCGCCTTCAGGCGGACGATTTCTGCCTGGGCTTCCCCGGACCGGGCTTCTGCACTTCCGGCCTCCTCGTTTGCATCTTCAAGGGCTTCTTCAGCAGAGGCCAGCTTTTCAGAGAGTTCCTGGACCTGGGTTTTGAGCCTCTGGATTTCGGCGTCCTTCTCATCGGCCACCAGATGGGCGGCGGCGTGGGCGGCCTCGTAGTCCTTCTCGCTCTCGGCCAGCTTGTCCTCCAGCTCCTTGACTTTCTCCTTCAGGCGGGTGTTCTCGATCACCACGGCCTCAACTTTCTGCTTCATGGAGCAGGCGAAGTCGTTCTCGATGTTCTCCTCGGCGTCCTCAATACACCCCTCGAAGGCGGTCCCCACATAGCTGTCCGGGCCCAGGGTATCCAGGATGGCCTTGATTTTCTCCAGGGCCTCACGCTCCTGGTCCTTGGTGGCAGGGGTGTTCTCAGCCACCAGCTCCACACCGAAGATGTCGGGGGCCTTCAGGCCGGTGCCCTTGAAGGAAGCCTTGAAAGCCTTCTCCGCCGCCCGCTGGTCGGGGGCAGTTACCACGGCGTCCTCATAGGAGCTGCCAGGGAACTGGTAAGAGATTTTGTAGGTGTTCATGGTTATTTCTCCTTCTTCAAAATCCAGATGTTTCTTTATTGGTCTATCATTTTTTAGATTACAGTGCTATTATACAACGAAGTTTTTAGATTGCAAGCGAAAAATCTAAAAAATTATATATTCGTCACTTTGTATAATTGGAGGTCCCGCTTTATGTATAAATCATCAGATGTGGCCGACAGGCTCAAAGATGTTGCACGTCTCAGAGGGGTTACGATGAAAGAGGTTTTGGCTGACTGCGGGCTGAACTATAACATGATGACGGGTATGCGCTCATCAATGCCGAAAGCAGACAGCCTTGCTAAACTGGCAGACCGGCTGGAATGCTCGGTTGACTATCTTCTTGGGAGAACTGCGGAGCTCGCCACAGCAGGGACAGGCCAGACCGGGGGAGGCCTTAGGGAGAACTCCAGGGAGATGCTGTCCCTTTTTGAACGGCTCCAGGAGCGCCAGCAGCTCATATTGATTGGCCGCCTTCAGGAGATGGTGGCACCCATGGCCCCGGACGATACCGCAGAGACAGCAGCCCCCCGCCGAGACGAGGGGGAGGCCGTATAATCTGGGTGGACTTCAGAAAGGGCCGTTGAGCTTTCCACATTTTTTCCACATAATTTTCCACACAACCGCAATTAGTTGGCTGGGCATAAAAAAATAGGGTGATAAAATATCACCCTATTTCTACAAATTCGTTGATAAATTATCACCGTATTTTCTCGCTTTCAGTGACAAATTATCACCGAATACGCCCCTAACACCTTATTTAATTATTAAGACAGTGTATGTATATAGACAATGATTATTATGTTCTCCTCTCCTAGCTGGGAGAGGAAAGCGAAGGAGGTTTTCCACATGGCAGGAATTGACCTTGGGGGTATCCTACGGGATATGTTTGGGAAGGACCCCAGCGAACTGAGCGACAAGGAGCTGGCAGAGAAGGTCGAGGCCATCAAAGCAGCCCCCAAGAAGGAGACGGTATCCTATGAGGACCTTCTTGCCATCCCACAGGATGAGTGGAAGAACTACGACGTACAGATGGTCCGCATAGTCTCAGCAGAGGGAGTGGAGCCCTGCGAATTATGCGCTCCTCTCATCGGGAAGTGCTTCACCCTTGTGGATGGACGTTTTTACCTCAACCACGGAAGGGCAAACCACAGGGCCCCTTTCTGCCTGGACATGGTCCCGGCCTTCAGCTCCAGCCAGGGGTGGAAGTGCGACTTGCCAGAATACCCGGCAGAGGGAGTGCCGGAGGCGCCGGGCTATCAGGTCTTTCATAAATGGGCCGAGGAGGTCTACGAGAGGGACCAGGCGGGGAAATAAAAAAAGCCGCCCCGTGAGGGGCGGCAGTGATCTAAACGAGTGGCTCATCCCTTCTGGGGCTTCCCCAGGGGTACGATTGCCAGGGTTTTCCCAAGGGGGAGGAGGAGCTTCAGGATGGTGTCGAGCTGGGGGCTGGTGTAGCCCTTCTCCATCCGTGCAATGACCGGCTGCTTGACGCCGCTCAGCTCCTCCAGCTGCTTTTGGCTGATGCCCTTCTCCTGGCGGGCCTTGATGAGCTCACCAATGAGGGCCACACGGAGGTCGCTTTCCGCGATTTCCTCCGGGGTGAACATCTCCTTCTCCACATCGTCCCAAGTAGTCCACTTGGTTCCGCCTAACTCAACACTCATTGTAAACCGCTCCTTTCCTTGAAGTCGGCCAGCTCCCGCTTGGCCTGCTCAATCTCTCTGGCTGGGGTCTTTTGGGTCCGCTTCAAAAATTGATGCAGCAGGACGAACCGCCCGCCGACCACCCCGGCAAAAAGTATCCTGTCCCGGAGGGGGCGTAACTCCCAGATTTCGCCGTCCAGATGCTTGACAAAGGGCTCGCCGGCATACGTTCCATGCTCTCGAAGGACCTTCACATAGTCCTGGATTTTGGACAGCTTGATACGGCTGTCCTTGCTCTTACTCTTGCTGAGTTCCTGCATATACTCCAGGACTGGCACTCTGCCGGAACGGTCCTCGTAGAAGATTATCTCGTGCAATATCTTTCCCCCCTCTGGCTCCATTATACTTAAAAGTTATTGCCCTGTCAATATCTTTTAAGTTATTATTTTAGAGGCCTGTCCGGGGGCTCGGAGGTGGGTTGAAATGCCAGCTTACAAAGACCAGGAGCGCGGCACCTGGTACTGCCAATTCTACTATGTGGACTGGACCGGGAAGCGTAAGAAGAAGAAAAAGAGGGGCTTTGCCAGGAAGAAGGACGCCGAGGCCTACGAGGAGGAGTTCCTGAAAAAGGGGTCCAGGACCTGCAGCATGACCTTCGGCTCCATGGTGGAGCTCTACATGGACGATATGCGCCCGAGGCTCAGGGAAACGACCATGAGAAGCAAGGAGTATTTGATAAACCTGAAAATCCTGCCTTACTTCCAGGACCTCCAGGTGAACGACATCACCCCGGCCCATGTGCGGAAATGGCAATCCGAGCTGCTGTCGAAGAACTACTCGCCCACCTACGTAAAGACGATATATAATCAGCTCTCGGCCATCTTCAACTACGCCGTCAGGTACTATGGCCTCCGGGAAAATCCGGCCAGGGTCGCCGGCTCCATAGGGAAGAAGAAGGCCCAGGAGATGCACTTCTGGACGCTGGAGCAGTTCAACCAGTTTATCGAGTGCGTCCCGAAGTTCCCAGCCAGGGTGGGCTTCTCGGTCCTGTTCTGGACGGGCCTCCGCATCGGGGAGCTGCTGGCCCTCACCCTGGAGGACATAGACCTGGAGGCCGCCACCCTGACGGTGAATAAGAGCTTCCAGACGATAGACGGGAAGGAAGTGGTCACGGAGCCCAAGACGCCGAAGGGAAACCGCACCGTGCCCCTCCCCAAGAAGCTATGCGACATGATCCGGCAGTATGAGGCCGCCATGTATGAGCCTCAGCCAGACGATAGGCTGTTCCCCTTCACGAAGCACTATTTCCACCACCAGATGAACCAGGGGTGCAAGGCCTCCGGGGTGGAGCGCATTCGGCTGCACGACCTCAGACACTCCCACGCCTCGCTCCTCATCAACAGCGGCGCCCCCATTCTTCTGGTGTCAGAAAGGCTGGGCCACGAGGACGTAGAAACCACCCTGAGGACCTACGGCCACCTGTACCCATCCACGACCAGCGAAGTGGTCAAAAAGCTCGATGATTTGATGCCGTAGAGCCATAGTAGAGCCACGGGCAAAAAAAGAAAGCCCCTGTCCGAACTTTTTCAGCTCGGACAGGGGCTTATTTCATGGTATTTCGCGGAATTTCAAATGATTTTTCGGGCTTTTTTGAAAGCGTCTATTATTCCCACTCGCTCCTGCCAGAAGTTTTCTAAACAGATTTGCTTATGGGATTTGGCTCAGACTATTGGTATTCTTTTCATTATTCAGATAGTAGAGGCTATCTGATTTTTTGTTGCCATGGTGTTGCCAAGAGTCACAGCCTCAGTATAGCGGATTGTGTAGTGAGACTCAATACACCGAAACCACAAATTATGTTTTGAACACAAAACGATAGAGATTTTTTAGAGGAAGGGCAGCTTTTCTGCGAACTACCTAAGCTTTTTTAGTGGTATACATAGAACCTCGTATGCATATTTGTAGACATTATTGGATGCTTCATCCGGCGAAAAATCTCCGTGTGCAAGACAGCACCTAAGCATATACAACACGACCACTATTGCTCGACTTATTTTCACATCGTCTTTAACAAACGAATATGCGCCAATCTTTTTGCTCCTGTCTGGACTTCCTACATCCTCGGGCTTGGAAAGAACGGATTCAATCACATATGGAGTCATTTTGCCATAGCAGCGTAAACAAGATTCCTGTTGCGTAGGTGTTAAACTAACATATACTGATTGCTGTTGTAAGGCCTCTTCATCATACTCGTCTTGCTCAAAATGAAAAATCTCAACACCTGTACTTTTTTCTTTGACCGATGTAATAATTTTGCCGCGAATTCGAGTGCATTCGTAATGGTTTTTATAGTAATCAAAGCGTTCAGCCGCATTTAAGTTCTTAGAGGCAACGCTAGAGAAAGAAATAGCTTGTCTCGTACCTATGTATTCCTGCGTCATAAGAGCCGCATTTTGGAGTGCTTCATGCAAGTTTGCCACATTATCCCTGTAGGAAGCCCCCTCGGAGTCCTCTGCCCTCAAAAGATTTACGATATATTCTCTGAATCTATTAGATGTTTGAGCAATAGAATCAATATGCTCTTTATCGTTTTTTCCTGCAATTTCACCGCTATAGTTATACCACGCATTAAAGGCGATCCAGGCCTTCATAAAAGCAGAGTAATAATCAATTTTAATATCTATGGTATCTATCCAGTCTTTATAGCCAGGCATTCTTAATCACCTCACTTTGCAAAAAGCACTTTTTGATCCATCGTTCTCAAAGCCTTTTGCTCAAGCAGGTAAGCTTCATAACGTTTTTGATTTGCCTGGAGCGCAAGCTTATTTATTCTATCCTGAATTTCGGCATTTTTCAGAATAGGGATTGGTATTTGACTCACATGCGTTGCATCAATCTCATCAATTACAGACCCATACGTATAGCGTGTAATCAACCGATAGCCATATTGCGAAGACAAAAATACACTCAGATATCCAGCTATTTCATTATTTGCAGGCACTACACGAATAATGTGTTGATTAGCTGTCCAATTCTCCCAGTGTTTTCCGACCAGTGCAACTTTTCCTATGGTTCCACTACAAGTTATAAGCGTCATGTTTTCATGCAGTTCTAGTTGTTCCTCTATACGCTCACCGTGCTGTGTTACCGAAAGATACTTCTTATTTGTAGGGTCTAATTCTCCTAATTGTTTGCCACCGATAAAAATTCGCCCATGTCCTTCATCTACATAGACACGCTTGAATCGGCCCGGTAGAATAACATTACGGCTTATCCTGCAATCACCAATCGTCGTCACTTCTGCTGCGTTTTTATTGAGATAATCAACGATAGCTTTTACAATGGGCACATGATAAGACGCATCCACACGGTTGTTAAGTTGACTTAATTTTACCAGAAAAGTTTCAACTGGAGCATCCTGAACGAAATCATCCACTCCAATCTCTTCAATGGGAGGTAATTTCAATTCCTGCACCAACAAATCCATAGCTTCATCCAGCAATTTATTGGATTCATCTCTGAGGGCATAGGAATCAATAACTATCTTATGAATTTCCTGTTTGATTTCTACCGGTGCATTTGGGATAGGAACGTCAGCTAAATGTTCAGGTTCAATATGCGTAATAACCGCTCCATAGCTATTGGTCAACAATATTTGCTGTCCAATTTTGCTCTTAAGATATGCATAAATGTATCCTGCGTTATCATCGTTACTATCAATCCGCAATAGATCATGGCTGAAAATCAATCCGTCGAGGGTATCCGACACATAAGCCACTTTTCCAATTGTGCCAGAACACGTCATAAGAATTTGGCCTTTTTTGACTCGCAGAGCATCGATATCGGTATCCGTACGCTTAGAGATATAGCCGTCTGGAGTAGGCTTTATATCCACAATAGAAGATGGCTGATAAATTGGATACTCAGAGTGGTCTACCCAAATTCTCTTAAACCGCGCTCCAGTGTAAGAACTCGTTAGTCCATCATCCCCACCCAAAGCTATTGCTGGAAATTTACCGTGGATTACGATTTCTCTAGCCTGTTTTGCCTCCACATCATATACGCTGGCTTCCAAACGCTTCCCACGTGCGATAATATCTGAAAGTGTAACAGAACACCATTTTACAGGAGATTCATCAATTTCAGCTTCTTCGAAATTCTGAAGCTGATAAGCAACATTCTCGCTTACCATGATAACCCCTCTCTCTTTTTCCATTCAGCAAAAATAGGCGGTACATCCGATGTTTGGTCATCTTCAACCTTTCTCTTTTGCTCATGTGCTACAGTTCGAGATCCGTCTCCCGTTTTTCCTAATACCAAAACGCTGCTTGTATCCGGGACTAAAATTTCATTTCCTTCTTTATCTCGCTTAAAGATCGGATTTCCACGCTTATCATGACCAACCTTATCCACCATTGCCATGAAAATGTTATAATCAGCCATCGTACCGCTTTTTTCCTCAGCGTCCTTTTGCTCCTTGGTTTTCTTCTGCAAGAATAAGACCGATGTCTGTGTACCGTTTCTCGGCTGGAATGTATCGACATGGAGATCAACACTAGCAATTATGCGGTGGTTTTTAATTAACCACTCACGGATATACCCCAGTCCTGGTGCACCTAAAATATTGTCAGGTAATACTATGCCCATTCTACCGCCAGGAACAAGAAGCTGCGTGCAGCGTTCAACAAACAAAATTTCAGGAGGAACGGACGACTGCAAACGATCAGTCATCTTCCAAGTATTGGAGCCTTTATCGTTTTCCCAAACATGTGCGAGATCAAATTGTTCCAAAATATCTTTATCTTTAATAGGAATTTTACTGCCAAACGGTGGATTAGTTACAATCACATCAAAAAAGCCAATAGTTGAATGGTTACGAATACTCGACTTGTCAATTCCTAAAGCTTCAGCAAGACTCGTCCTGAAATCTTCGGTCCATTCATGAGGAGGCAACAAAGAGTTATTTTGCAGAATATTTCCGCTTCCGTCATTATTCATGACCATGTTCATCTTAGTTGCTTTAACCAAGTCAGGATTTATATCAAAGCCAAAGTAATTTGCTTTTGCCATATCCGATACCCGATCCTGAAATGCGTTTTCAGCATCAGAATCCCATTTATCACGAGGGACTCCTAATTCTTTTGCAAAATCTCTTTCAAGTTGACTCATAACATGTGTCATAGCCGTAACTAAAAATCCGCCTGTGCCACATGAACTGTCCAATACCTTTTCATCCACTCGGGGATTGATCATTTCAACGACCATCTTCATAACATTACGTGGAGTAAAGAATTCTCCTCGATCTCCACGCAAGTTAGCGCCGACAATTTCTTCGTAGGCTTTGCCCTTAATGTCAATATTAGTATGAAGTAAGCTGTACTTTTGAAGCTCACTCACAATATATGCCAAACTCCGAGGCGAAAGCTTGATTTCATCGTTTGTGTCAAAGATCAACCGATATTTTTTCTTGTTTTTTACTCTTTCAAAAATTTTGGAAATTCTTTTTTTAACTGTAAGTTGACCATCAGGATTCGAACGTTCTTCCGATGTAGCATAAAACTCAAGTGGCTTCGGAATGTTTCGTTCATCTTCAATTTTGCAAAAGATAACCTTCAATAGTTCAAAAAAAGCGGGTTGCTTTTGCATACCATCATTAACATAAATATGATTATGGCAGGTCTTGAAGGTGAACAAAAGGTTATCATCATATGCGTTTTTAAGAGACGCACGACTCGGACGATTGATATCTTCCAAATTCCCATCGGCAGACGGAATATCATTGTAATCCATAAAGTCAATCTGACCTTTATCATTTACATATTTCCGAAAAACTTCTTTTTGTCTGCCGTTTGTCCACATGCCCCACTCACAGTTAGGACATGCGGACATGTAAGATTTTAATTGTTCAACGCCATCCTTAGCGTTTCTTGCATCTACAGTTTCTTTTTTGCACTCAATAATGATCTTGATATTTTCCTGGGTCTGTGCGGTGTCTTTAGACTCAAAAATAACAATATCAGCTCTAGGCTTTCTAGAGCCCAACTGTAGCGTGTACTCTACTCGAATTTGTTCTGGAAAATATTTGTGTTCATTTACTAACCGCTTTTCGACAGTTTGACGCACATATTCTTCAGGTGTGTCATTACGAAATTTTCCATCTATGTAGTCACATATTTTCCCTTCCGGGATAACAATTACTTTTGTATCAGCCATTGCCCTTCTCTCCATTTCTTTCATTCGGGTGGACATATCGAATAATGTCCGACAACTCACAATTCAACGCATAGCAAATTCGTGCAAGGACATCAAGATCTGGTCGTTTAATATTGTTTTTACAATACGAGTTCAGTTGTGTTCTTTGCAAATTAGCTTTTTCTGAAAGCTGATTTTTGCTAATGCTATTTTTCTTCAGAAAATCCGCAAGGACAATATCAAAATGTCCATAGTCACAAGGCCCATCCATTTAGATCATCCTCCTTATATTTTATTATAGCAAGCATTGTCAATATGTACAGCTGTAATTATATACACTCCACGGTATTGAAGTTTAGAATAGTGTTTGGGATGACGGCCTGAATCTCAGCTTTTATCTAAAGATTCATACTCTGTCACGGCTTTCAAATATAGTTCTGGCTCACCATTCAAAATCAGTTCGGCATAGGACAGCGGATCGTTGTAGATTAGCCAGTCCAGCTCTGACCGCTGGTACATACTGTTTGCCACCTCGTTCTCCACGGCGGTGCAGTCGATGGAGAGCAGCGTCCCGTCATCCAGGCGCAGCTCCACGCAGGCGGTGTCCAGGTTGAACTCACAGGACAAAACCTTTCTCATAGTCGTTACCTCCCAATACTTAATTTCAGTTGGTTTTCCGTAGCGGCACAAGGGCCGTTTCGGTTGTTTTAGTTACCGGCAAGCAATGCGTGTGGATAGCCACACACAAATCCGGCAAGCAATGCGAGTGTTCATACACACTCACATTTCCTGCCGTCTGCTTGTTGAGGGCAGCGCCCCCAAGCCCCTTTTGAACACAGAATTTCATTCTGTGGCTGCGCGTTCTCTGAACGCTTCTGAGGGATACGCCAAAACGCCGTCCCCCTCTGGGGAAGGGTGTAGCAGACCCTTACAGCCTTGAGGGCTACCGTGAAATAGTGTAGCCCTTGACAGATGAGTGGACAAAATTTCCACCCCAGTTTTTCCTCCCGCGACGGTGGCGACGGTCGCAACGGTGCTGAGAGTACCCCTCAAAACACCGTCGCGACCGTTGCGAGCGTCGCGCTTTACCCGATTACTTCAAACGTGGGGGCTTCCACCACCATGTAAGTCAGCCGGATACGCCGTCCGGCGTGCTTGGTTTTGTTCTCGTACTTTACCTGATGTTCTTCCAACAGACGGCTGGCATTCACATTCAGATGTTTTGTC